GATCTTTACCCATAGACCCAAATTTAGTTTCCACATAAGCTAATGCTTGATCATTAGTTAAACCCTCTGAATCTAAACAATCATAAAAATACTCTTCTACTTCCATTAAAAAACTTTTCATTTTAGCCATTGTTTTTCCCCTCTGATAATATTTTATCTTCTAAATCTCTTAAAAAAATTAATACATCTCCTATGCAATCTCCTATAGTATAATCTGTGCCTTCGTTGTCTTTAGGATAATTTTGTATTCTTTCTGGCACACCTTTTTGTATATCTACCATATCGCAAATTGCATTTTGTAAATCATTTAAGTTAATCATTTTTGCTCCTTATCTTTTTTAATAAATAAGAAACCACCACCATTGCCTTCTTGGTCGCAACTCACATCAACCTGCCAAGTCTTGCCTTTCTTATCTCTTGTCACAAAAATAGGAAATGGGTTTAATGCGTGTTTACTTTCTGGAAAGTGAAACTCCTCAATCGTATGACCGATTAATTGACTGTAGTGTTCAGTCGCATACTTTTTATCTTCATAATTAAAATTACTCATTGATTGCTCTCCCATTTATATCTCTTAAAGTAAGACTGCCTTCAGTTGGTTTTTTTCCGAACCATTTTCTGGCACTTATATAATCGACTTTATACTTATTGCCATTCTCACTTTCAATAATGTACTTTTTCTTCCTTGATGTAGAAC